CCTAATCCAGCGTTGGCTTGATTTATTCCTAATCCAGCTTGATTGACGCCGCCTTGAATCGCATTAGCGCCTTGGCCAAAGGCCATGTTGCCTGCGTTAAGACCGCCTTGAATCGCATTAGACCCTTGTCCAAGAAAGTTTTGAATTTGATTGTTAGCGCCGCCGAGCTGACCAAGAGCGCCTTGCGTTCCTTGTTGAATGGCGTTTAATCCGCCGCCCAGCGCTCCTTGCAAAGCCGACTCACTTCCAGCTAATCCTATCTGAGATTGCGACATCATCTGCTGAGTGGCCTGCTGTTGCTGTTGCAAATTAGCGGCTCTTTGGGCGTTTAAGTCAGGAGCTTGTTGTTGCTGCTGTTGAGGCTGATTAAGGCCGCTAAATATTCCTGATCTAGCCATTGGCGATATTTGTTGTTGTTGTTGGGGCGAATCGCCGCTTAGTAAATTTGCGAGTGGCCCGCTTATGCGCTGCGTGCTTGGCATCATCTGGTTTTGCATCATCGGAGGAGATTGATTCTGTTGATGTTGCACGGCGAAGTCACTGGGATTTCGTACCGACATTCTGGCAGGGTTAGACCTTCTATTTTTGCCTCCAAAGTCGCGCATGATTTGATTGTTTGGTCTTTGCATTATCGCTGCCTCTGATTAAATCCACCGAATTTGAGTCCACCGAATTCGATTGGCCCACCTTGGCCGCCGAGGAATCCCATGGCAGGAGACTGAAACGGCTGTCCATTAGGAAACTGCATTGGCCCCATTTGCGGTTGCGGCGACATTTCTGGAGCTTCTACGTCAGGCATTCCACCTAAAAATCCCATAGCATCGAAGTTTATTCCCTGTGGTTGCAAAGATTCGAAATTCACATCGCCGCCTAGTATAGCGTTAGCCATTTGCGGCGCGGCTTGAGCTATAGTATTTTGCGCGTTCATGTTGCCTTGATTTATAACGTCCATTTGAGGCATAAACCCTTGCTTCAGAACGTCCATTGACTGTTGAGTCCGTTTGTATCTTTCCATTTCTGCTGACTCAAATCGCGGCATTATTTCACGCTTGGCTTCTGCCGTGCCTTCTTTAAATTGCTTCATTGCATCTTGAGTGGCGCGGTTCTGCGCTCTTGCTGCATCTTTTGCGCTTCCGCCGAAAACTGCATCAACTATTTGGCCCATTATCTTATGCCTCTTTGATATAAAACTATGTCGTGTTGCTTGTTGTCTTTTGTGAATCCGCCTTTGTAACGGCCTACTTCTTTGAATTCCATCTTTCTGGCGAACAACGTCGCGTATCTTTTGCAAGTAGGGATGCTAGTAATCAATGATTTATACATGTTTGGTGAATTATCAATTACCCAAGTTATCGCAGCCTGCACAGCCGCCTGACTTTCTTGCCTGTGTTCTTTTTTTATAAAAGGATGAATTTCTAGCATAGTTCTATTATACGGCGAAAACTCAACAAAACCTAATAGAATATTACCACGCTTAATTTTAAGCCAGCAGTCGGTATAAACATTAATGTAATTTATTAAAGCATCTTCATTTGTGTCGTCCTCTACTATATCAGTAAAACAACTAACGACAACAGGCAAAATTGAATTTGCGGTATGGCATCTTGTTACGCTAATACCCATCCATCAACTCCTTCTGCTGTGCACTTAATATATATGATTGCGCCAGTGCCGCCCTCTAAATCGTAGTATATCGCGCCTACCTCCGCAAAAACATTTCCCTCTGGAGCGCCTACTCCTGTTATGGCTATCCTAGACTCGATTTCCTCTTGCGCAACGCGACCTTCGCTATTGAAAACTAAATTTTCATCGACGTAGGGACGTGCTTTAGGCAATCCACTAATCTTAGGCATTGGAAACTCCTTGCTTGTATTTAATTTCTAGCCCGAAGAAGCGCCGCTTTACAGGGTCACTGACAGTCACTTTAAAAATGCATAATCGACTGACGCGGCCATTTCTATACCAGACTTGTCTTATTTTTCTATTGCCTTCTGAGCCTAGCATTCTGGTTCTAGGGTCTTCGAAAACAACGCCGTCACGACTTATTTGCAACCTTACTTCTGGGTTTCTTTCCAACTCACTGCCCACGCCTGATTCGCAAAGCAGCTCTATCGACGGTAAACTAAAGCTATTGCCTAAATTATACAAAGGACTTGTCGTGAAAAAGCTTATCATAGCTTCGTCGTATTCTGTGTATGTCGTTTCGCTTATTAGTCCTATTCTACCGTCCTCTGCGTCTCCTGCAAAAAGTTCGTTATATGCGCTGACTACGGATTGAATTCTGCATCGCTTTGTGACTTTACGATTATTAGCAAATACTTGGCTTTCTCTTTCATGCCATTGCCCTGTAGACACATCATATATAAAAGTCCAGCTGTCTGATGAAAAAGATACAAAGTCATGGCCGCGCAAAGAGTAAGCAAAACTAAATACCTGACCAATTTGCTCAGCGGATAGTTCGTGAAGTTTATTGTCTATGGCTGTGGTGCTAATCTTTTGCGGCTCACTTCCGCTAAACATAAGAGCGACTGGCTGTTCATTCGAGCCGTTGCCTATCCAAAATACATTAGCGCCGAGCTTAATGACTGAAAAAGGTGATGCGCAACCGCGAGTAAGAACAAAGCCGTTTATTCTTTGAAATGGCACGCCTGCGCCGCCTATGTTTCGAAATGTTTCTGTGGTCTTAGCGCCAAGTAAATAAAGCTGATTTTTGTATACGAACGGAGCGACTATGTTATCAGGGTCTGCTTCCGCTGTAATTGAGTCTAATGCGTTCCAACTAAACCCGTCGTTGATTCCGCTGATTATTGCCTTTCTGCTATTTGTTGTCGCTATGAAATAACCATCTAAATAGACGACTTGTTGCGGCGTACCGTTGGCTGTAAATCCATTAGACGTTATTGGTTGAACGCTTGCGTTTTCAGAAGTCGAAGGTTGGTATATAAACCCAGAACCAGAATTGTTAATTATTATTAATTGAACGCCGTTGTCTGACATGCTGCACAACCCTGTTCCGTCAATAGCGCCGACCGATACTGGATTATAAGCTATCGTACCGCCAAATAAAACAGAACGAACTAGCTTGAAAAGCTGTTGCCCGTTTATAAAATACGGAACGCCGTTAAAAGACCATGCGCCTCTATTCCTATCAGCGGCCTTACGGCTGGTATTAGCGACTTCTATAAGTCCTTGAACCTCGAATAGACTATCAGGCGTTAACGCAGGAGCTTGTGGTATATTGGGGAATAGTCCCACGCATCGCTGGTTTGCAAAAGGCAAGGAGTCGGATTGATAAAAACCAGCCCCTAAAGGCAAAGACATATTAGCCATATTAGCTTGCTCTGATTAGAAGTTGATTAAGCTCTATGTTAGCGGTGGAGGTGCCATTAGCAAAGCCCACTTCAATAAAGTCACCAGCATTTAATGTAACGCCCCAAGCCAAAGTAACCACAGATGGAAGCTCTGTACTAATAAAGCTTGTTACTGAACTAGCATCTATTTTTGTTCCATTTAAAAAGTATGCTATTTTTACTGCTTGGTCTGTATTGGCCGCAGGTTCAAGGCCGCAGGTAGTATCTAACCTGCAAAACAACGGGCGCTTTCCGTTATATGTAATTCGTCCGCCTGTTGCGTTGCTGAAATAATCGGCCGTGTTAGATGTGTATGTGCCAGAAGCAAGAACGTATGCATCTATTGTCGCAATAGTAACCACCGCTGATGCGGCAAGAAATATTTGCGAAGCTGGCATAGTGTTAGGAATGCCAGCGACTTGATTGAATTCCCAACCAATATTTCCATATGCAACTACATCTAACGCTGCGATGCCGCCGATTAGAGTGATTGAGTTAATAAGCGCATACGCATCAGCCGTTAAATTGGCCGCGCCTACTCCTTTAATAAGAGATTGGCCTGAAACAGAAGCTAGAACCTCAATCGCGGTCATGTCAATATTATTAAATGTAGCTGTTCCGAAATTTACAAAGTCTAGCGCAGCGTTTGTGGCATTATTAATCACTAAATTTCTACAAGAGAATCGCCTGTTTGTTTGCGCTAAGTAAACGAACCCAGTTGCGCCTGTTATAAGCTCTATGAGAACATTGTCTATCGTTACAGATTCTTTACTGAGATTACCTAAATTGGCTACTTCGCGGATAATAACGTAGCCTATATAAAAAGAGCCGTTGGTGTTATTATTATTTATTAATGTTCCATTAGGGCAGTCAAGCGCTATTTCCTTTAAAACAAATGCGCCTTGTCCGTTAGTGAACATAACGCCAGTGCCTGTATATTCTAGCGTTACTATTCTTGGGTCAACAGACCTTATGACTGTGTTATTCGAAGTCAAAAAGCGGTTTGTTGTTGTTATGGAATTGCTAATTAAATAATCAGTATCGGCCGCTAATGTAATTACTCCCGCGGATGCAGGCGGAAAGTCAGCCAGCGCGGTTATTATGGCTGTGCGATTAGAAACATCGACTTGGCTGTTATCTATTATTATTTTATTATTTTCTTGGGTAATGGCAATCCCTCTGCCCGCGAACAAACGCCTCATTTCTATAGTGGATGAAGTTCTGTCTTTAATTATTCCTGCGCCGTCTACTGATGAGCCAGCGTTATTAAATTGCCCATTAATACTTACAGCGCCTAGTGGACTTACTGCTGCGGATATGCCTTGTCCCCCTAATATTCCGCGAATAATATAGTTGGGCGCTGTTCCTGTCAAAACAGGCGTTGCGCCTCCTGCGTTTGCGGAGATTATTGCTCCTGTTAGTCCTAGTGATGTGGCTAGATTACCGACCGTTACGCGATACAACTGGTCATTAGATACTATTGGTAATTGATCAGAAGAAGAAACGACTGTTTTGCCTAATGCAGCGGCAAGCTCTTGTGGTATGGTTTTACAAGCCATTTTTGTCACCATTGGTTGGATATACGTTTAAATCTTGGTCTTCACAAGTTCCAGGAAAGAATGGATCATCCGAGAAGCCGCCACTATCATACTCATTGCCTGAGCCCAGAGGAACATTGCCGCTGAAGTTCGCCTTGCCTATTTGAACACCGTAGTTTTCCATAATAACCATTGACATCATAGCGTTGTTTCTGAGGTCAGGACTTATTGGCATGTCGTAGCCGCTGGCTAAGCGAAGCGCTAAATTAAATACGATTGATTCTGTAATACCAGCGGGGACTGTGAGGATGTCATTAGGCGCATTAACATATGTGTACCCTACTTTAACGCCGTCTAGCGATAACGATGCCATCATGCGGTTCATGTAGCGTATGCCCGCGCTCATTTCAATCGGCTCAACTGTTTGTTCATCAGCTTGTATTGTTAACTCCGACAACGCGTCACGAACCACCTGCCCTGCTGTCTGCTGAAATCCGATTGGGTTTCTGTCTACTCTTGATGGTTCGCTCATAGTTGCCTCGGATTATTCGAAAATTACACTGGACTGCGCGGCTTTAGCCTTGGCTTCCTTTTCAATGCGCTCCTTCTTTTTCTTTGCAGCTACATCTTTCTTTTTCTTTGCTTCTTTTTTAGCCTTAGCTTCATCCGCCTTAGCTTTAGTATCCGCCAAGTCGGCAAAGTCTACATTAATTCCGCTTACGTTGTAATTTGGTTGCATGCATCACCTATTTCTTTACGTTGATTTTGATGGTCTTCTCTTTTTGCGGCGCTTTACCTTCAGGCTCATCAATAGTCCAGCCGTTTCTCATCATGACTTCAGCCGCATCAAAATGGTCGTTAATGGTTATTGTTTTACCGTTTGGTTTATACATGTTGAGTTTTTTCATTTTATATCCTTACTAAAAAGCGGCCAAACACGAAGGAATGGCCGCAACCGAGGGAGTAACCTTTATGCAGGCGTGCCGTAGCCAAGACCAGCAAAGAACGGGTTGAATGTCACAAACGCAGGAAGTAAATCGAAACGTACTTTCTGGGTGTTTGCATCACCATCCGCATACTTAGATACGCGTAGCGAGAAACCATCTTCAGTTGTCGCAATTGTATCTGTGCTGTATAGCTTGGGTAGCTTAACGGTAGCTAAACCAAATGCTTGCTTTTGGAAGAACAAGTTTGGTTGCGCTGTATAACCGTTAGCGCCTAGTACTGTCACCACGTCATTATCCGCTATGGCCGTATCAATAGTGTTGTATTGACCATTAGCTTCGTGGACTGCTGGGCCAGTAACAACGACATCAACAGCGCCGTCTGCTCCAATAGTAACGTCAGCGACAACAGTAGCACGAAACTTAACGCGTGCGCCAGAGCCGTCAACAAATGGTAACCGCGTGGACTGGTTTAAGTAATGGCGGCCTGTTACTTCTAAAACAGAACCAGCTACAATTACCGCGTTGGCTTGAAGACCATCAATAGACCACGTTTGAATCATGGTGTCTTTTACTGATACATATGTTTGCGTAGGAACGCCAGCAAATGCACCCGCACGGTCAGCAAAGCTTCCGCCATCGCTGATAGAGCTAAGGGTGTTTGCGGCAATTGCGCGTAAACCACCGAAGCTATCAGAAATCTGAGCCTTTTCCCAAGCTGTCCTAACTAAAGAATCAGCGGCTGTTAGTCCACTTTGAGCGCTTGCAAGCTCAGTGGCTACAAACGGGTTCATCGCGTAAAAAACTTCACTGTCCATCGGGCAACCGATAGATGTCATTAACGCGCCTGCGCCTGCAACATGACTCCACTCTTTAACAGGAGAGCCAGGAGTTCCAACAGATAATCCCGCATTAGTGCGCATATAGGCCGCTAAGGACGTTTCCAAAGTAGTCACAGCGCGAGTTGCCATAGGCGCAAGTAGCTGCTCCATTTGGTCAGACTCCAGTGCTTCTTCAATGTTCGACCATTCAGTGGCTATAGTGATATAGTCCTGCACTACTGCAGTTGCCTTACCAGTAATAACATCTGATTTAGTCGAGCCGCTAATATCGCCGCCTGATGTACGTATTGCATTAAAGTCGGTGGGGCGTTTCACTGAAACAGTTCCACCAGTTCGTGGCGTAAAACGCCCTTGTATTAATTGTGTGTCGATTGATTTGGAAAGCACTTTGCTTGATTCAAATTTTTCTAAGAAGACACGTGCAAGGTCTTCTACGACGTTACTGTTGAAATTATTAGCCATGATTTATTACCTATTCAAATTTTGTTTTAGAGCCAGTCAGCGGATATTTATCTCTTCTGTCTGGTGTTCCACCCTTCGACCGATTTGTAGGCGGCAGGGTGTTAGACTTTATTCGCTTCGAATTAAGCTTGGGCTTAATTTTCTGCTCGATGTATAATGCTGCGCGAATAGGGCTTGAGTTGGCCACTTCTAGTAGGTCTGCCATATTAGTAGAAAGAAACTTTGTAATGGCTGGGCCACTTTCGTCCTGTAATATGTGCATCGCTACGTCGTTGTGTAATCCTACTTGAGAAATAATATTACCTGCAGTAGACAACTCCTGCTGACTTACACCAAGCTTTTTAGCTCGACTCGTGTATGCCGTTGCTGCAGTTTGCATTTCCTGCTGTTGTTGCTGCTGGCTTTGATTAGTTCTCTGCTGGGATTGAGTCTCAAAGTTTTGCTTTTGCTGTTGCCAAGCCACTCTATCTGTAATAGCCTTATCTCGTGACCGTATCGCTTCTTGAAATTCCGCCGTGCTAACATCATCAGGGTCGGGTAAATCATAAACTTGCGGCTCTTGACTATTCAGAATTTGCTGTTGCAGCTTTTGCAATTCTTCTTGTCTCGTCTCAGCTAATTTCTCAGCTTCTTTGCGCTTTCTGGTCAGCTCACCAATGCGTTCCTCGACTTTGGCGTTCTGCGCGTCTTTTACTTCGTGGTCGCTCTCACTATCGGGGTCTGAATCCGCTGAGTTTGCATCAACTTCTTGCTCACCCTCTATGACACTGTCATCTTGTTCGTCGTTTTCCAAGATATCATCATTTTCCAGCTCTAAATCATCGTTTGCATCGGTACTCATTTGTAGCCCCTTAGTAGGTCACCTTGATATAGCTCAAGTCGCTTTTTGTTAATAGTAGCGGTAAACATCACAAAAGTCTATTATTCTATGATATTTTCTGCGGTTTGGTTAAAAGCTTTGGCCGCGGCTGAATTTACTATCACGTCCGCTCCCATCGCGTTCTTTATGTCAACAAGCAAATTACCCATTGCTTGCATCTTCTCGTTTTGCATTCTAATCATAGCGGCCATCTGATTAAACTGGTCGCGTGCGGCTTCTAGTTCTACTCTTTTGGCCTCTAATTCAATGCGTTCTTGCGTTTGTTGTATCTTCGCTCCGTCAACAGCAAGGTCACTTTGTAGCTTCTCTTGCTGCCCCATGTATTTAACTTCCATTTCTTTCATAGCAATCTGGTGAGAAGTAGCTTGATTCTGCTGCGCCATTAATGCAGTCTCCGCTTTCATCTGCTCAATCTTCATTGCCATTTCTTCGACGCTAGGCTCTTGAGGTTTATTGGCCGCCTCTTGTGCTGCCGCTCTCTCGTCTTCCGTCATCTGCTCGATAGGTATAACGCCGTTGTTGAGCGCTATTGATCTCATACGCTCTGCTATTTTATCGAATCCAGGCGCAT